GTCGGTGTGCATGAAAGCAACGGCGGACGAATAGAAAGGAGCGAAAAAAGATGGGATTACCCAATATTATCATTGAATTCAAAACAAAAGCCTCAACTGCGATTAAGCGTGGGGAAAGAGGCGTTGTTGCAGTCATGGTTATTGAAAAAAGCAACCATGGAGTAACAAAAATTGAGGATAAAACGCAGGTGCCTGCGGATCTGACAGCTGAAAATAAGGAGTATGTGGAGCGTGCATTTGATGGCGGCAAAGCACCGATTAAACATGTTCTGCTGATTCGGACGGATACGGTAGAAAACGCTTTGGAGAAGCTGGAAACAATCAAATTTGATTATCTGGCTGCGCCTCCTGCGGTGGCAGAAGAGGATGTCCAGAAGATTGCAACACAGATTAAAACCATGCGGGATTCCAAGCGGATGAAGGTAAAGGCTGTTTTGCCGAATATCGCCGCAGACCACGAGGGTATTATTAACTTTACCACGAGTGATATTGTTGTCGGGGATAAGACCTATACAGCGGGGCAGTACTGCTCCAGAATCGCCGGGATTCTGGCAGGCACACCGCTGAATGTCAGCTCCACTTATTTTGTGTTGAGCGAGGTAGACGATGTGCCGAAATTTACCAGAAGCGAAATGAATGAAAAAATTGACTCCGGAGAGTTTGTTCTTTTCCATGATGGCGAAAAGGTTAAGATTGGCAGAGAGGTAAACAGCCTGAAGGATGCAAACGGATTGAAGGGAGATATCTATAAGTCGATTAAGGCAGTAGATACTATGGATCTGATTTACAATGACATCCATAGTACCTGCGAAGATAACTACATCGGCAAGTATCCCAACAATTACGACAACAAGTGCCTGTTGCTGGTAGCGGTGCAGCAGTATCTGGAGGCGCTCAGGGATGATGAGATTCTGGATAAGGATATTTTTGTGGGCATTGATGTGAAGGCGCAGAGAGATTGGCTTCGTGAAAATGGGACGGATGTAAGCGAAATGTCCGAACAGGAAATCAAAGAAGCAAATACAAAGAGCAACGTGTTTATGGAGGGCTCTTATCATATTCTGTACGCAATCGAGGATATTACAGTAAACTTTAACATTTAAGGAGGGGCAATAAATGAGAAAAGCAGGTTTTGACCCCAGAAGAGCGATTAACGGCAACTATGGGGAGGTAATGTTAGACGGCGAGCTTGTCAGAGAGGCTACGGCGTTGCAGGCAAAAGCACAAATCAATTTTAAGGATGTTCCGATGTGCGGCACAAGCGGCAAAAAGCAGAAAAGCGCAGGATGGTCCGGTACGGGCAGCATTACCATGACGAAAACAAACAGCCGTATGGCGTTGAAAATTGCGGATGAAATTAAGGAAGGAAGAACACCTGAATTTACGATTATCGGCAAACTGGCTGACCCGGATGCACTGGGGGCGGAAAGAGTGGTGCTGAAGGGTGTGACCTTTACGGAGCTTACGCTGGCGGACTGGGCGGCAGAAACAATCGGAACGGTAACACAGCCTTTTACGTTCTACGATTATGAATTCATTGATTTGATTGACGAGGAATAAGGAGGAAGCTATGAGTATTTTTGACAGACTTTTGGAAACCGATGCTGAGAAATTACAGGAGAAGGAAAAAACAGAGCTTAAAATCAAAAGATTATCGGATATTGTAGGGGAGCCTTTTGTAGTGACCTGTGCCGCGCTTACAGAAGACCAGATGGTACATGTTTCTGAAATCAGCAAAGAGGGAGATTTCAGGGCAAATATTCTTCTGGAAAGCTGCCGTATCGAGGGAAGAAGGCTGAGTGACAAGGAATTGCTGAATAAGCTTGGTGTTGCAAGTGGGAAGGATGCCATTAAGGCATTGTTCAGCGCGGGAGAAATTTCTATCATTTACAGCACAATCAACCGTCTGAGTGGCTATGATGACGATGCGGTAACGGAAGTAAAAAACTGATTCGGGCAGGGGATGCCAGAGCGGTTGTCGGATATACCATGTGGCGGCGCTTTGGCACCCTGCCATCTCAAATATACAAAATTCCGGAAAAAGAAATTGCAGTCATTCTTGCATACATGGAACTTGAACAGGAAAAAAGATAAATCCTGCCCTCCGAACATCACGAAAAGAGAAATTGACAGCCTAATCATTCACATGTTATGATGTCGAAAAGGAGGGGATACCATGAAAAAATGGTTATGTATGGTTCTGTGTATTGGAATGATGTTTGGTGCTACTGGCTGCGGGGATACTGGAACCGGTACTGTTGAAAACAAAGAAGTGACGCTTTCATTACCTTATGGAGAAAGAACAGGAACTTATTCCGGAGACATGGTTGAAGGTGTGCCTGATGGACATGGCAAATTTGAAACGAAAAATGAGGCAGGAGAGACTTGGACGTATGAGGGGGATTTCTCCGCAGGTGTTTTTGAAGGGGAAGGGAAAACAACTTGGGAAGATGGAACAGTCCAGATAGGGACGTATCATGAAGGAGTTTGGCAGGCGACCGAATGGGGACTGCTTTTTGCAGCCGAATCTACAGATGCAATTACCGTTTCAGATGAAGCAAGCAGTTTTATAAAGGAAAACGCAGATTTCTTTCCATCTGACAGTGTTGAAAAATTTCAGGACAATGTAGACGAAAGCATTACATACAAGATGGTTATGAAAGAACCGGATAAATACGGCAATAAAATCATGAAAGCAAACGATTTATATGTAGTGCAGATAAACACATCGCAGATTTATAAAGATTGTGAAGATAAGTATACTTACGCAATCCTGTGCGATAATGACTTAAATATTTATCAAATTTACATGATGGGTGAATTGCCGGACATCTACGAAGGAGATACAATAAAAGCAATGTATGGTACTCCTGTAGGGAACAACAGCTATGAATCATCAAATGGTGGATTCGTGAATTCCGTTGTAGTAGCACCATGCTGGATACAAAAGTAAGAAGAGATATAAGCGCCTGAGAAATCGGGTGCTTTTTTTCATGCAAAAAAGAAGGAGGTGGATCATGGGAAACAGGGATGTAAGTATTGTTTTCAAGGCGAGCGATAAATTATCTGATTCGCTGCGCCAGATGCGGAAGGGTGTAAAAAGCCTTGAAACTGATGTTGAGCATTACAAAAAGCTGCAGCAGCGGGTATTTGAGGAAAAGGCGCAGGTGAAGCTTGACATCACGCAGGCGAAGCAGAACATGAAGGAGCTGGAAAAAGCAGTCAGAAACGGCTCTGAGGGTGCCAGAGACGCTTTTCTGGAACAGCAAACAGCTTTAGAAAGCTTAAACGATGAATATAAGCGGCTGAGCAATTTGCAGAGTGAAGTGCTGCGTGGAGAAAAAGAAATTCAAACCACAATGTCAAGAAATAGCAATGCAAATGCGGGTTCCGGTGTAGGTGCAGGGTTGATCGGTGCCGCCGGCATGATGAAATCCTTAGCAAAGGCAGGGCTTGGAAGTATGCTCGGCGGTGCTGCGGGAGATTTGCTTGGCAACATGACTTCTTCTGCCTTTGGTTCAACCATTGGCGGTGCTGTGGGCAGCATTGGCGGCAATGCACTTTCCGGTGCGGCAATGGGGAGTATTGCAGGTCCGATTGGTACGGCGGTTGGTACAGCGGTCGGCGGATTGACAGGTGCAATACAGGCATTGAATAACAAGCAGCAGCAGGCAGATGATTTATTCCGGAATGAGGTACAGAGTCTGTATAACACTACAACGGCTGAAATGCAGGATAAAATATCAAATGGCAGTGCATACGCAGCCGAGCGCGAAAACTACAAGAGAAACTATGCCAGCATGACCGATGATGAAACGGGGAAAAAGCTATATGAAAGCATTATGAAATATGGCGATACAACTCCGTATGATACCTCTGTCATGCTTGGGAAGGGCATGGAAATGCTTTCCTACGGCATTGACAAGAAAAATGTGCCGGAATTTATGGATATTATCGGTAATATTGCCATGGGCGATGCAAACAAGTTTTCCGGACTATCCTATGCCATTTCTCAGAGCATGGCGGCAGGCAAGCTGAACGCGCAGGACAAGAATCAGATGGTCGGCTATGGTTTTAACCCTCTGGAATTTGTCGCAAAAAATCAAGGCGTTTCTATTGCTGAAGCTACAAAAATGATGAGTGACGGCAAAATTACGTCTGATATGCTGGTAGAGGCGCTGCGAACCGCTACGAGTGAAGGGGAACGATATCATGACGCAGTAAATGCCATGAGTGATACCTTCAGCGGCTTGCAGGGACAGCTGGAAAGTGCGAAAAAGAATATTGAGATTGCCATGGGTGAAGGCTACAACGAAGCCCGCAAAAAGGGAATGGAAAAAGAAATTGAAGCCTATAACGGAGACCTTGGCGAAAAGATGAAAAATGCTTACAGCATGGTCGGGGCGTATGAGGCGGAAATGGAGAACCAGTACCAGCAGAGCATTATCAATGCTATGCAGGATGCCACAAAACGCATTGAGGAAGAAGGCTTAACCGGCATTGAAGCGGAAAAGGTCATGTGGGAGGCAAAGACGCAGGCGGAAATTGATTACAAAAACAGCGAAGAATATCAGAAGAAATTGCAGGCAGAGAAATCACTGGTAGCAAATATACAATCTTCACTGACAGAAAGCGGTGAATATGTAAAATTTGGACAGGCAATGGCAGACCAGTTCTCCAAAGGCTGGCAGAGCGGAAGACTAAGCAATGCCACAAGCGACGTGAGGGCGCAAATCAGCAAGGAAGGCGTGTCTGGCTATATCAACAGCATTTTTGCAAATGCCTATAAGGGAACACCCGGCGGTGTCAGCAGTAGCAGAAAACACGCCGCAGGGCTGAAAAGGGTACCTTATGATGGAT